CTATAGACAGCACCATCGTCACTGAACTTCGTCATGTTCGATGCGTGAACCCGCTCGTATGCCTTTGAAAGATTGAGACCAAACGTGGCGGCAAACCCACTGAGGGTGTACTGAACGTCAGCAAGTTCTTTCAGCAAGTGGGCTTTAAGTTCGATGGCTTGCTCGACTGTCACTGGCTCAAAATCAACATCGTCCATCTTGTCGATTGCGTCGAGAACCTCATCGACTTCTTCTGCCAAAAACTTGAAACGCTTATAGCACTCAGCTTTGGTGAACTCGACGTTCAACGGGTGTCGTGCAGCCTCTGCGAATTCCTTATAGGTTTCTTCGCGGTTCAACAGTTTATCCAGTGCGATCTTAGTCATTGCTCACGCCCTTTGTTGAACTCGACGATGAGCCTTTGGAGATACCACTGCGCTTTTTGGAGGTCCGCTTCCGGTCTGCCTTTGGTGGCGTATCGGCTGACGTACTTGATGACGTTGCTGACGCAGACCGCTTCGTTCCCTTTGAGTTTTTCGCAGACTGCAAGAGAGTAATCGATGGTTTCGATGCCGTTTCTGAACTTGTAGTGCGCTGGGCTGATGGTTTGTGCCAGATCGTTTCTGTCGGATGCCATAGGCGTACTTCTCCCGTATCATAATTGTAATCTTCGAACCGCAATATCCTTGCGAGTTGCATCATGGTGATTGCGTATTTGGTGGTCAGTCGGTTATCGACAAACGCTGCGACGGTGGACTGCCAAAGGTTTTGTTGACTGCCGCTGTCGAGTATCTTCTCAGCCTTCGCTGGGCCAATCCCTGGAATGCCTCGGTAGTTGTCCACACTGTCACCAGTTAACGCTTGCTTGTAGATCAACCGGTCAGCCATCCCACGATTTGTCCTAAGTGGTCTGGTCATGCGGTCGGGGTTGTAGAACTTGGTGGGCAGCGTGTGCATGTCCTTGTCGATTGAGATCACGACAGGGTTTTTAAGGTCGGGATGACCACTGAGAATTCCCAACACATCGTCGGCTTCAAGACCGGCGAAGTGGGCCGACTGATGTTTGTCTTTTAGGTACTCAATGACCGCACTGAGTGCCGGTGGGCTTTCAGAACCTTTGCGGTTCCCTTTGTATTCGGGGTAGATGTCGTGACGAAAGTACACCCGTGATGGACACGACCAGCACATGATGATTTTGTTTGGTTTAACTATTCGTGTCCAATGCTCGACCAACAAATCAGCCTCACGGATCGCGGTCTTTGGGTCTCCGATTAGAACGTCATCGAAGCGGTCCATAGTTTTTGCAGCCGCCCGATACGCAATGATATCGGCGTCAATTAACGCAACAGTCATATTATTTCCTTAGTGTGTTTCGAGCCATGATTTGCCGATGTCGTATGACCCACTGGTCGGACACCGGAGACCTAATCGTTCCCCCGCAAGGGTGATTGCTTTGGCGAAGAGTTTGCCCAACTTCTCTGCGAGTTGTGGTTCGCACGACAGTTGGACTTCGTCGTGCACATTGGCGCAGTAGTGCCACCCAACAGGCCGGTCGTTCACCACAAGACCTTCGCTGACGCAGAGGTCGTAATGAAAAACTTGTACGGCTTTCTTCATAAGTATCGCCCCGCACGATTGGAGCAAAAAGTTTAACGCCGAGTGTTCTGACTTGGTTGGTATACGACGCTTATCGACACCCAAGATGTATCCCTTTTGGGATTTCTTAACGACGATGTCTGAAAGTTTACCGAGACCTACGACACCTTCACCGATACGCTTACGTGCTTCCTTACCTTTTAGTGGACTGCCAGCGTCCTTTAAGATTTCAGAAAGTTTACGGTCGGACGCACCGTAGAGATATGCATATGTGAGACGTTTTACGTCATTCCGATTTTCAATTTGTACCAGCTTGCCGGTCATCGAATGGACGTCGGTTCCTTTGTCTTTGTCACCCAGTAATAGCTGATCGCGATATCGACCTTCATCGAACAAGCCGAGGTACGAGGCAAGCATTCTCAGTTCGAGCGCGTCTGCGTCGATCCCTACGAGTAGGTGACCAACGTCTGGCTTCCAGACCTCACGCATCCTCGGATCTTTCTTATCGATTTGCCCCATGTTCGGGCCGAAATGTGAGCAGCGATTCGTTGTTGTCCCAATAGTATTGACCTTGCCGTGCACATAACCACGACGGCTGACACACTTGAGCCACCCGCTGTCACCCTCACTGATCTGAGAGAGTTGCTTCTGGCACCGGAAGTATCTGCTTAGTGCTTTTGCTTCTGGGTACTTGAGGATCGACAACACGCCTTCATCGATCTGTGGACTACCGGCGGGGGTGAAGACTTTGGGCTTCCAGTTGTACTTTGCGATCAGGCGTTCAGCGATCTGCTTACGGCTACCAGGATTAAAGATTTCTATACGATCCTTGAGACGCTTGCCGGTCTTTTCGCTCCACCTTTCGTGCGTGATGGGCGGGAAGATTTCTTGCAGCTCCGCCTCGATCTCCACCATCTCGCCACGCATCTCAACAGCCAACGCTTGTGCCGCTTCGACGTCGAGGCGAAACCCGTGTTGTTCTTGCAGATGGATGACCCACGCGAAGTCATGCTCCAATTGAATCGCAGCACCCAACGTGTAATCAATCAGCGTCTGTAAGTGCTGATAGACCTTGGTCGTTACGGCGACGTCTTGGTCACAATAGACTGCCATCAGGTGTGAGAACTGTGACCAATCTTCGTGGTCTCCCTTTTCGAATCCCAACTGTTCACCCCATGCCGCAAGGCCGTGACGTCTGCCGGTCGGCTGGACTAGACGTGAGACAATGAGGCTGTCCCAGATCAAGTTGCGATCCATCACGTCATCACCGTAGATCATTGCGAGTGCTGGGTAATCAAACCCAACGCCGTTGTGGAATACGACACGGTCGGCGGTGCGTAGTCGGGCGAGGCCGTGCGAGATCGGTGGGTAGTCAGGGTGATCGGCGTAGCACGTCACCGTGCCATCAAGTGTGCCAATCGAAATGCAATGCACTTTGGTTAGCTGATGGAGTAGTCCATCTGTTTCAATGTCGGCTATCAGAATATCCGGTAGATTCATTTTGTTTACATATCCTCAATGTCATCAAAGTTGTCTGGATTTGCTTCATAGAGAGTTGCTGTATCGTGGTCGTACACTAAGTGGCCCATTGGACCCGTGATGCCCACGTATCGATTTTTTAAACACGCGACCTTCAGTATGTCTTCACCACCACTGGCGTCCCGTGACACAGCGACCACGGTGTCTGCGAGTTGGGCCACCGATTGTGATCCCCGTAGAGACGAAAGTGTTGGTTCGGCTCCGTCTTCGAACCCCTTGTCACCACCTGATCTGCGTAGGTGGCTAATGAGTATGATCGAACAGCCATACTGTTCGGAAAACTGACGCAACTTCGACATAGTGTAGTCGATCTGTTGTCTCTCGGACCCCGTGTTGCTGACCATAAAGTCTGCGCCACTGAGCAAGATCGACAGGTGATCTAGCACCACGAACTTTGCGCCCAATGCGACCACCATGTATCTCATTTTCGCTAACAGGTGGTCACTGTCTGCCGAGCCGAAATGATCGAACAGCGTTACCAATCCGTGTCCAAGCGACAAGTCAAATGCGTCTTTGCGCTGGGCCTCAGTCAGATCGTTGGGTAGGTGCAATGGTTTCTTTGCAGCAAGCGACATGAACCGTAGTGCTGTACGGCTGACGCTCTCTTCAAGCGCAATGTATGCGACAGGTTGCTGTTGATTTACCGCCAGATCGTAGGCCAACTGAGCCGAGATCGTGCTTTTACCAACGCCTGACCCAGCCGTGAGAACCAAGAGTTCACGGTCACGCAGACCATAAAGTATTTTATTCCAAGTCGGAAACGGATACGGCGCACCCATGTCGATATCTTTGTTAATGTCATCCCAAAGTTCCTTTGCGTTAACGACACCGTCAGGTCGTTGGGTTTTCGCTTCGTAGACACACGAAATTAGTTCCTTCACGCGACCAGCGATCAGCATCTCACCAGCATCTTTAAGAGGCGTGGTGGCGATCTTAGCTTTCCCTGGGGTTATCAGATCGGCACACTTTTGTGCTGCTTCCGCACCCGCTTGGTCGTTGTCGAACATAAAGACCACCTCGTTGAAACCTTCGAGGAACTCAATGTTTCGGGTGATCGCTTTGGGACTGCTTTGTGCACCACTTGGGATCGACACAACAGGCCATGTTGGGTTCACTTGGTGGTACGCAAGGCAGTCGATTTCGCCTTCAGTCACGACGATACGCTTGCCACCTTTGTTGGTCCACAGATGCTGACCGAATAGCTGCACCTCAGTCATGTCGCCGGTCGTGTAGAACTGCTTGCCAGCCGCTCTGATTTTTTGACCCACAAGCTGACCGGCTTGGTCGCGATAAGGTGCGACGTGAACGGGCTTGCCGTTCTGTTCTGCGATTTGATAGCTGAATTTTTTGCAAGTCTCTTCACGTATCTTGCGGTTCTTTAATGCCGAATAGTAACCACTGGTAATCAGGTTGCTCACTGGCTGTTTCCTTTTTGGGCGTATGGTCTCTCCCTGCGACGTGTAGCGCGAACAGGAGAAACAAAAAGTGTGGTCCGTGTAGACACTAAGAGCGTCCGACGAACCACACGCACTGCATGGCTGGTGGGCCTCAACCAAGGCCACGTTGCTGCGCCTCATAGACAGACGCCGAGCGGTTCAGCACGTACTCAACGAACCGCTGACCGGTCGGATCGATCTTCCGTTGTCTAATGAAAGAGTACCCAATGACTTCGAGGTCTTTGATCCTTCGAGGCAACGCACGGATGCGGTACATGCTCCGCGCTTCCATATCGTTAATCCGATAAGTGATCCGAAAGTGACGTTTTAATGTGTCGATTTGCGACATGTTTAGTCCTTTGAGTTTGCGTAGTGGATTACGATTGCTGGTGCCTCATCTGGTTCAGCGTATCGTTTGCTGATTGTCAGACAGTTCACCTGATCGTCATCCCACCAGATTCCAGAATGTGTTGTGAGGCTGTCGAGTATACCTTTGGCGTAATTATCGACGTCGCCCCGTGGATACGCACGTTTGCCAGTGCGTGGCTTTGGCACCACGGCTTCGACCACCACGTCTATAGGTCCACTCATTGGTTCTGCGACGTGGTTCTCTAAAGCCTTTTGCATTTCTAAACGAAAAGCTTGGTAGGTCTTGCCGTAGTAAGTTCCCCAACGAGACACGCGAGGTCGTGACGCTGGGACCGGAGTGACTGCGAGATGTATTGTCAGCGCAGCCGCTCCGAGGTGACGCACTGCGCTAGATGTCGAACTCGTCATCGTCATCGTCCGTGGACTGTTCGCTTGCAGCAATGTCCGCAAAGTCATCATTGCCAGCGTTACGTTTGTCACAAAGCATCACATTTCGAAGCTGGCCTGACACACCTTTGTTGCCGCCATTTTCGTAAGGATTCAATGCAAACGACGCTCGAACCAGATCGCCTGACATTGGGACCATACCGTCTGGTAGCGGCTTCTTGGTGTCATCAATAAATCCTGGCTGGTACTTGGACTTACATGTGATCGTCCAGTGACCGTGGAATTCTTCCTTCTTGTTCTCATCGCCATCTTTGTGTGGCATCCGTAGAACTTTAGGTACGCTGCCGAATTCTTTCTCAGCAAGATCGTTGGAGAACTCTTCAATTTGAGCGATAAAAGTTTCGACCGTTGGGTCACCTTTTTTGAGACACAAGGTGACTTTGTATTTACCGTCCGAGTACTGTTGGCCCTCGTCAGGAGTGTTCAGCCATGCATAAGCAGCGGTAGCGGGTGGAGATACTACGATTTTTGTGGGGCGTTTAGCCATTCTTTTGATCCTTTAGAAACAAAAAGCCCCCACTGCGTCTTAGTGCAGCGGGGGAAGTTGGGGAGAAAGCCAATCGGAGTTGGGCGAACGATTGGCAAAAGCCGCCGCTTGGTACAGCGGACACACTTTAAAGTTGACCCGCCGATTACGCGAAGAAATACGGGGCTTCTAGCACCTCTTTGGGGTCGAAAGTTCCCTGCGCTGGTGGCTCCGGTAGGTCTGCACCTTGGCTGGTACGTCTGACATACGGGTGGAACTCATCAGCGATCCAATCGCCTCGAAAGATGTCGGCAGCGGTAGACCGGATGCTGTTTCTCATCATGTCCACGTTAGCGGGATGAACTGCAAATGAAT